CCACCTGTACAGCGTAAAGATGTTTCTGGCCAAGTAGATTTAGCTAAGTCACAGGCTAAACAGCGTAGGGGCTATCAATCCACAATACTTACATCACGACTTGGTGGTACAGGAAAAGATACTTTAGGCTAATGGACGCTAAATCAATTATTAAAAAATACGATTCTATGAACGCTCATGTTCATGGGAATTGGATGAACCTGTGGCAGGAGTGTGCCGACTGGTGCTATCAGACTAATGACAACATCAATCGCATTCGTATTGGCGGTCAAGAGAAACCACCACAACGTCTGATTGATACGTGCATCGAGGCTAACTACAACTTTGCCTCTGGTTTCTTTTCTCATATGTTTCCACCGAATACTGTGTGGGCTAAGTATCGTCACCCATCTCCCATGATGATGGCTAATGAGAATGTAGCTAACTACTTTGAAGAAGTGAGCCGTATCATCCATCAGGTATTGATTGGTTCTAACTTTTCTCAAGAAGCGTTCCAGGCGTTGTTGTCTCTAGGTTGCTTTGGCACTAACTGCCTATCACTAGAAGAAGATGACAGAAATGTTATACGATTTAAAAATGTTATCGTGTCTAACATCCGCATTGATGAGAACCATTTAGGTGAAGTAGATACTGTAGCTCGTGAATACAAGCTGACATTACGCCAGGCCATACAGAAGTTTGGCATTGAAGCGTTACAAGCTGCTGAGTTCCAAAACATCGAAAACCAAATGCAGAACAATCCAGACAAGAAGTTCACATTCATTCAATGTGTGCAACCTCGTATGGACTACAACCCCAAAGGCAAGAAGTCTACTGAGAAGCCATTCGCATCTTACCACGTATGCCGTGATACAGGCACTATGGTCAAAGAGAGTGGATTCGACTTCAACCCATACAAAGTTTCTAGATTCATGGTGGGCAACGAAGAGATATATGGTCGTTCACCCATGAGTATGGTTCTCGGCACAGCTAGGCGTACCAACGTTATCTATCGCTCTATGGTCGCATCGGCTGAACAACACGCTAATCCTCAATGGTTGATCCCTGACGATGATAGCGTTTCTGGTATGTCTAGTCGTGCAGGGTCTTTCATTCGTTGGCGGGCTACTAACCCTAATGGCAAGCCAGAACGTCTAGCACCAAACGGTGACCCAGGCATTGCGTTGGAGATGTATAAGCTACACGATGATTCTATCAAGCGTATGTTCTTCAACCAGTTGTTCCGTCCATTAGATGCTTACCGCAACATGACGGCTACTGAAGTTCAGGAGCGTATGACAACCGATTTAATGCAGCTTGCACCTTTCGTGGCTCGCTATGTAGAAGAACACGTTACTCCTGTTATGAACCACGTGTACTACATACTTGCTAAGAAGAAACTCTTGCCCCCAATTCCGCAGGAGCTTATTGATAGCCCGGAATACGAGGTCGATTATGTAGGCCGACTCTCAATGGCAACGAAGTCGTTCGAGACTATGGGGGCAGTTACTACTCTTCGTATGTTTGGTGAGTTAGCACAGCTTGATCCCAATATGTTACAATCACTAGACAATGTTGACCCAGATAAACTATTCCGTGAAATCTGGTACGCCAATAGCTCAAGCATGAATGTTCTTAATGATCCTACGGTAGTAGCAGAAGAACGTGAAGCTAAAGCGGCAGCTATGGCAGAACAACAACAGATGCAACAGATGCCTGCTCTGGCAGATGCGGCTCAGAAACTTAGTGGCTCAGTAGCACCAGATAGCTTACTGGCCGAAGGCTTAGACCTGGGAGAGTAATGTCACACGAACTAGCTAACTTAATATCAGCGTACAAACGTGTCTTTAAAACTCCAGAGGGTTCAGAGGTATTAGATGATCTTAGAGACTTTTGCAATATTGATGTGCAGGCAGGCTCTGAGCTTAGTCATGCTGACTGCGCCTATCGCAATGGAACACAAGATATGTACAGATACATCGAGGCAATCATATCAGAAGATGAATGAAGAAGAGTTCAAAAGAAAACTAAAGCTAATGGTTAGAAGCAATGAAGGCTTTAGAAACTATGTATATGAAGACAAGCGTGGTTATTTAACCATGGGTACTGGTCACAGGCTGACCAAAGATGAACTGAAGAAATATAAAGAAGGAGATATCGTAAATGAAGCATACCTTGAAAGATTATTTCAGAAAGATTTTGAAAGCCATTACAAAGCAGCTAAAGGCATTGTGGGATTTGATTCGCTAAGTGTTAGCCAGAAAGCAGCTCTTATTGATCTTACATTTAACATGGGGCCATACTGGATGAAGAAGTTCCCCAACATGATGAAAGAGATAAAAGAATTTAGTGAGGCTGAAACAGAAGTACTTAAGCTGATTCATACTCGGAAAATAGGTTCTGAGTTGAAGTATAAAAATTTTGCAAAGGGTGATTTTAGTTCTAGTAAATATTTCACACAAGTCCCCAATAGAGCATACAAGAACTTTAAGCGTCTGTTGAATCAAGACCCAGAGTGGGATTTAGAAGAAGTAAGTTTTCAACAAGAGTTAGGAGAAGAGAATGCCCAAACGAACCTTGCTTTCTAGAAAGAAAGAAAAAGCAATACCAAAAACAACTAAAGGTAAAGGTCGCAACTATCGTTCTGCTAAAGAGGGTGCAGGTATGACCGCTAAAGGTGTTGCCGCTCACCGCAGAGCAAATCCGGGTAGCAAACTTAAAACTGCTGTTACTGGTAAAGTAAAGCCTGGAAGTAAAGCTGCTAAAAGACGTAAATCATTTTGTGCTAGGTCTAGAGGTTGGACTGGCGAAAGAGGAAAGGCCGCAAGGCGTAGATGGAGGTGCTAAATGCCGTATTCAAAATATTCGAGCAAGCAGAAGAAAATGGCTGCTGTAGCTGAACCACGTAATAAAATTACTGGAGCAGATTTAAAGGCTCTTAAAAAGGGTAAGAAGAAAAAGAAGACCCTTATGACAAAATACTAACCAAAGAGGTAATACATGGAAGAACAGACACCTGTCGAAGCACCCTCAGTTGAGGAAACTGCAACACAGCCTGTTGATATTCTCACGGATGATGGGAAGTTTAATCAATCATGGCGTGAGTCACTACCAGACGAGTTGGGTAACCACTCAATCTGGTCTAAATACGATAATCCTGTCGACTTAGTCAAAGGTGCTATCAACGCACAAAGTATGGCGGGACGCAAAGCTGAAGAGTTCTGGGCATCAGAAAGCGAAGCTGACATTGCAAAGCGCAACGAACTAATGGGCATCGGTTCATCACCAGATGAATACGATATCAACTACAACGCACCCGAAGGGGTTGATGTTGACGAAGAGCGAATCAATGAGTTTAAGCAGTTTGCTTACGAGAATGGTTTGTCTAAGGAAGCAGCACAAGCTCTGGTTGATTGGGAGCTAGAAAAGGTTGGCCAGTCATTAGGTGACTCCGATAGACAGTACGAAGCGCAACTACACGAAGCTGAGACTTCACTACGCAATGAGTGGAAAGGTGATCAGTACGATTACAACTTAGCCAAGGTAGCAAACTCATTAGACTTTCTAGGTCTAGGCGAGTTCAAAGATGACCCTACTATTGCCAACAACCCAGAGTTCGTAAAGGCCTGGTTTGAGAATGTAGTACCGTTGCTTGATAACGATGAAGTTATTGAAGCTCGAACTATGGATAATATTCATACTATTAGCGATCAACTTGCTGAACTTGATAGCAAACTATACGCACACCCAAACACTTCTGATGCAACTTATCAGAGTCTTCTACGTGAGCGAGCGCAGTTGCTAGAAAAACAAGCAGAGATTCAGTTTAATAATTATTAATATTATCTTGACAAGATTGTAATAGTTTTATATAAGGCTGTCAGATTTGAAACGGATACCTCGCAAGAGCCTGTACGATGATCTAAGGTGAGAACCTAATATTAGGCTAGACCCACATGGTGTGGACACTCAGAGCCGACTAAAACTGATTATTAATTACTTAACGGAGAATTATTATGGGAGCAGGAAATTTGCTCAATACATACGTGATTGGTTTTGACCGTGCTATTCGTGAGACGGTTGAAGTCAAAGGCGGTAAACTTCGTCCTTACGTACAGCTTGCTACTGGCGATCTGTTCCGTAAAGAAGGTGTTTACCAACGCACAGCAGGTGGCGGCCTACCTTCAAAGGTTGTCAATCGTTTCGGGGACTCACCCGTATCAGACATCGACTACAGCCGTAGACGGACATCTCGTGTATCTTACCAAGACGGCCAGTTCATGGATTGGGCTGACGTAAGTAAGATGGGAGTTGATCCTCGTGCTGCTAAGTTAGCTATCATGAAGAATAAGTTCCTTCGCCAGGAAGACATCATCCTTGACCAAGCTCTTTTGGGTACGGCTAAAGGTGGCGTTGAAGGTGAAACAGATACTGAACTTGGTACATCTAACTTCATCGAAGTTGACGTAACTACTTCAGGAACTGCGGAAGGCTTCACTTATAAGAAGTTCTTAGCTGCTCTAGAAGCATTCGGTAGCAACAACGTAGACATCGACACACAAGCTCCTATTTTCAAGATTTCTTGGAAACAATGGAAAGACATGATGGATGATGATAACTTCATTAACTTTGACTACACCTCTCAACGTCCTGTTGATCAGTCTGTAGGAACTGTTTATGACTACATGGGTGCGAAGTTCTGCATTAGCAATATCCTTCCTTATATGGATGCGGATAAAACTACTGCTTACGACTCAACAGACATCAATGCAGATGACGGTGACATCAATACAACAACTGGCACATGGAGCAACACGGATAGTTCTAACACTCGTGCTGCTTATGCATTTATGCCAGATGCTGCGTTGTTGGAAATCAACCCCGACATGACTACTAAGATTAGTGAACGGGCTGATAAATCATTCAACTACTACGCTTACATGAAGGCAGAGTTCGGTGCTGTCCGCATGGAAGAAGAAAAAGTTGTCGTTGTTCCTTGTTTAGAATCTTAAGAAGAGGAGATATATAATGGCTAACTTCAATTCAGATATCGTTACAGCAATCAATACCGCTAACAACTTACAGGATGCTTCTGATTACCTCGGTAACATCAAGTACATCCCTGTAAAATTCACTACAGATCATGCTGACATGACTGGTGATACTGTTACATTGACTGGTACTTTACCAGACAACGCAAAGGTACTTGCTGTATCATTGTTACACACAGCTATCGCTTCTGCTAACCAGGTTGACCTTGGTACAGTAGCGGAGCCAGACGCTCTCCTCGCTAACGAGGACTTAACTTCTGCGGGTACTATCTTGTTCCCAGAAGGAGCTACTGGTGATAAGACTGACGGTGTTGCCTATGCTGTCGGTGGGGAGAAACTTATCCTTACCTTCAATGCAGGTGCGATGAGTTCTGACTCTATCGAAGGCTACATCTTGATCTCTACAGATCAGTAATACCATGGGGGGCTAGTCCCCCCTTACCCTTTTTTTAATTTGGAGCAACTATGCCTGATAGATTAGTGAGTTTAACAAAAGAGCAGCTGTGCAATATGGCATTAAGTAAGCTCGGCAACAACAGATCGTTTCTTACAAACTTTGACACAGACACAGGCCTAGTTGCAGACTTATGTAGATTACACTACGATTATTGCATTCAATATATATCCAGAATGCACGACTGGAGTGTAACTGTTTCACATAACAGATTACCTATTAGACAATTTTCAGTTACATTTAAAGACCCAGGTATTCCTAATTTAGATGAAAAAAGATATGACTGTAAACCATTTGTAGGCATTGCTCGTGCTGATTATGCCGTACAAGATGAAGGTTCAGATGCTGCTGATCCAGATGACAATGTTTGGTCTACAACGCAGACTATAGAATACGTTACAGATCGTTGGATTATTTATACTAAAAACTCTGGTGGTGTTAAAACTGCAATTATTGAAAACGTAACAACAGAAACTGTTCCTCCATTATCTGGTTGGACAACTGTATCTGCATATGCTTCTAGTGTAACCGAAATGGAAGTAAAAGAATTTAGGCCTCAACCAACATGGAAACATAGATTTCAAACTCCTGATAACTGCGTAAGAGTAATTTATGTTACAAATACTCAAGAAGTAAACGAGCGAGTAACACCTAATGTTTATTGGACGATGGATGAAGATGGCATTATGTGTAATGAGCCAGATATTTACATCCGTTTTAACAGATTAATTTCATTACACAAATACGATACTCTTGGTAAAAAAACAAGGGGTGAACATGACAGCCTGTTTAGAGAGGCGTTTATTACATTACTTGCGGCCAAGTTAGCCACCGGGATTAATGGTGACAGAGACTTAGAAGAAAGACTTATGGATGAGTTTCTAAATGTACATATCCCAGAGGCCAAGCGTGTTAACGGATTTGAAAAGAATCCAAGTCCAGTTCTCGATAGTGAGTGGTTGGAAGCAACTTATACATCCAACAATATGACTTCTAATTCGTCACCGCCTTTCTCACAAACTTCTTATGGTACATTTGAATAATGGCCAAGCTACCCATAAACAACTTTAATGGTGGTGAGGTTTCTCCATACCTGTATGCTCGTGAAGACGTAGACGGAATCTACAACAAGAGCTGTTTGAAGATGGAGAACTTTGTACCCCTGCCATACGGTGGTGCAACTAAACGGCCTGGCACAAAATACCTAGGTAGCTCTCATAGTGGTAAAGTTAGGCTGATACCATTTACATTTAGTGTAAGCGAAAACTACCTGCTAGAGTTTGGCAACCTGTATGTTCGGGTATGGAAGAATGACTCTCCACATCAAAGCGGTGGAGCAGACATACTTTTGACATCACCATATACTACAGCCGACCTGAATGATATACAGTTTACACAATCAGCAGACATATTGTTTCTAGCCCACAAAGATCACGAGCCACAAGAGATAAAGAGATTAAGCGACACTAGTTGGTCTATGAGTGAAGTAGAGTGGACTTTCCCACCGCTACTTAATGAGAACACAGATCAAACAATAAAAATTACTACATCATCTAAAGATGGAGAAACAGTATTAACATCATCTCAAGATTTATTTAACTCTAATATGGTTGGTGGTTACTTTTCTTTTGAAGCGGCCAGACTTAGCGGAAACATATCTTTAGAAAAAGAATTTACAGCATCTGGAATAAGCGATCCAATTAACGTGTCTAATACAAGTTGGGATTTTGAAACTGGTGGCACTTGGACTGGTAGGGTTACTATTGAAAGAAGTCTTGATGGCGGTGTTAGTTATTCTACCTACATAACGGTTTGCGATACTACGAACATTGATGCGACAAATGAAGCAAAAAACTTTGCTGTATCATCACCATCAATAGAAGGAAATAACACATTTCTTCGAGTGCAATATGAAAAAGGAACCGATAACATCGGCCATTGCCAGGTATCTTTAATTCCTACATCTACTACTGTAAACTCATTGGTTAGAATTACAAGTTACACTTCAGCTACGCAAGTGGTTGGAACCGTAATATCTGACTTTCAAGATTCTATTGGCGATTACACAACATCTTGGGCAGCAGACACAGCGTTTAGTATTGGCGATAAAGTTAAGGTTCCAAGTGGTTTAGAGTTTGCATCTGTATCAAAAGACTTATCTGCTTTCTCAGGAATACTAGCTACTGTAGATACAGTTAGCGGGGCAGACTCAAGTAGAACAGCAGGCACTTATGATTTCGTAGACGGAACTACAACTGGAATAAGTAACGCAGGCTCTGGTTCTGGAGCTAGAATACGAGTAGTGGTAGCATCTGGAACTGGTGCAGCTACTGTTACAGTATTAGGTACGTCTGGTAAAAACTACGCTGTTAACGATACATTTACTATTCAAGATAGTGCATTAGGCGGTGGTGGTGCAGCCAACTTAACATTTGACGTTGCCTCGATTACTACATCTGGTGGACTAGATAATATGCGTGGTGGTGCATACGGTGATGCAAAATACTATGCTATAGATCAAAATAGACTTGTTCATGTATTTACAAAAGATAGCTCTGACAACTTTATGCCATACGACCAATGGACTGCAACCTCTGTAGACAGCAACAACAATGACGGTTTGGATTTAGCATACTACAGTAATCATATTTATGTTTTAGGTGGTTACACAGCTAGAACCATTACTGGTTTTGCTGATGGTGACCAGTCTGGTTTTAGAGGATATAGAGTGTATGAATATGATATTGATGGCACTAACGAATCGCAAGTATACCAGGTTCAAGCTGCTAACTTTATGAATCCGACCGCAGGGCAAGGCCTATATGAAAATCAACAATGTTATATACCTTATGGATTAGGAGTATTAAATGGTAAATTTTATTTATCAGCCAAGCACGTTGGATACAGACTTATTGCCAAAAAAGGCCCAGATGATGCATCCTCAACTAGAAGAATTTATATAGAAAAATTATCCTCTTCTTTTTCACAAGAATCTGTTTATTATTTTGATAATGTATCTATTGCAAAAGGTAGTATTACAGTAAATGGAGACCCTGCTGCGGGAACATCTATAGTTACAGATATTACCGGGATTAGTGATGCATCTGTTAATCAAATTTATTGTGCAGACAGAGCTAATAATAAAATATTATTTTTTAATCCAGACTTTGTTGCAGCAGGTGAATTTAGTACAGCTAGTGAATTTACATCTACTACTATTACAGCTTCTTTTTACGATGATACTACAGATGGTAGTGAGTTGTTCTGGGTAGCTGATACAACAGGTGCTAACAAAAAGTACAACTTTACTACTACATCACAATACTATCAATGCTTAATAGCTGTAAGCGCAAGTGACGGAGACAGCTTAACTCAACAGATAGCTGACGGCCATTGGTTTGAAGTTAATCCAGAAATGACAAGATGGTCTGAAGGTGCGTTTTCTAATCACAGAGGATTTCCAGATACACTTGCATTTTTTGAAAGCAGACTAGTATATGCAGGTACAGCCAACAATCCAAACACTTTATGGTTAAGTGAAACAGATAACTTTTTTAACTTTAAAACATCTACGTTAGATACCTCACCAATGAGGCTAACGATTGCGTCTGGTCAACTAGACGGCATACAATGGCTTGTACCTCACCGTCAGCTTATTATTGGAACATCAGGAAGCGAGTGGTCGTTAGGTGCAGAATCTGATAACAAACCTGTAACACCAACATCGTTTGACATTAAGCGTAAAACAACATACGGCTCTAACTCAATAGCAGGCCTATTGGTAAACTCTGCTGTGCTGTTTGTTATGAGGCAGGGCAAGAAGCTACGTGAGTGGGTATTTAACTTTGACTCACAAGACTACATAGCACCAGACCTAACGCTTGTTGCAGAACACATTGCGGGTGATAACTTCAAAGCCATTGCACTACAACAGCAACCAGATAACATAGTGTGGACTATTAACAGCGACAACCAACTAGTAGGAATGACATACGAGCGTGACCAGAAAGTAGTTGGTTGGCATCGACATAAGTGTACAGGTGCGTTTGAAAGCGTAACTGTGTTACCAACAGCTTCTGGCGCAGATGCCGTTTATGTTTCCATTAAACTAACAGTTAACAGCGCAGAGGTTCGTTACATTTGCAGACTCGATGACAGAGAGTGGGGTACAAACTATGTAACGCAGTACAACGGAATGGACTACTACAGCACAGCTACAAGCCTATCAACAGGCACTATAAGTGGTTACGACTATGCTATTGGTGAAACGTTAAAAGTTGTAGCAGATGGTACGACAACATTTACTGGTGTAGTAGATTCAGATGGTGATTTAAATATTGGTAGTTCTACCGATCTTACTATTAGTGCTGCTGAAATCGCTTCGGATAACGCTAATCACTTGAAACTTACCTTCTCTGCTGCACACGGCCTGGCTGAAGGTGATACTATCAATGTTAGTGGCCTGGGTTACAGTACAACAAACCCGAATAGTAAATATACTTTAGAGTCTGGAAGCATTACGAGTACAACCGTTATTACGACCGATCTAACTGGTGGTACTGAAACATTCTCAACATCTGGTTCTAGTAAAGCTACAGTATATAAACTAGGTGATTCTACTTACTCACGAGTGGTTATAGGTAAAGAATACACAGGCGTATTAGCACCGCTATATTTAAACCTACAAACAAGAAGCGGAACAACAAGTGGTTCTAAATTAAATGCAAGCATGGCCACATTAAGATTTAAAGATACAGTTAGCGCAAAGTGCGGACAAACAGAAGCAACAGCCGATCTAAGCCCTGTTCAATTTGAAGGTACGGGCATGGTATCTGAGACTGCAATAGTCCGTTTAGCCAACGCACCAGAATATTTACAAACTGTGTACGTTGTAGCGGATGACCCATCACCTTGCACTATTCTATCAATGATGCCACGAGTTGATACAGGAGGAGTAAGATAATGTTTGGAACATTAGTAAGCGCATTTACAGGTGTTATCGGTGCAAGTATATCGGCTAAAGCGCAACGAGCGCAAGGACAAGCTGAAGCACAAGCAGCAGAGTACAATGCTAAGTTATATGAAAACAAAGCGTTAGCGATTGAGTACGCATCAAGAGCCGAAAGCGATATAGCAAATAGACAGTTTCGCAGGCTACAGGCTACACAAAAAGCAGGGTTTGCTAAAGGCGGTGCTGTAATTACAGAAGATACACCACTAGAGGTTATGCTCGAACAGATAGAAGAGATGTCTCTAGAAGCAAACAATAACCGAAGAACAAGAATGATTGAGGCTCAACACGCAAGAGCAGGTAAAGACATGACACTATATCAAGGTCAGAATGCACTTTACTTATCTAGAGTAAAATCTAGAGCTACATTGCTAGGTGGTATACTTTCTGGAGTAGGTAAAATTGCTTCATCATTTGATGTTCCCGGAACGACAGAAACACCATTTCAGTTAGACCCTTCAATACGAGTTGACAGTTTTGTTACAAGAGCAATGCCAGAGCCAGTATTTAATTTAACGGGTAACCAGATACCTTCATATTTACGAAGACCATAGGAATTAGTTATGCCAAAGATACCATTATTTCAGCAACAATCTAGAGTTAGTGACCAAGCACCGGGTGTGCAGTATGACCCATCAGCAGAGATACAAGCACTTGGCCAGGTTGCAGATAGCATAGCAGGTGGCATAGAGAACCTGGGTAAAGGTGTACAGAAGGGCATCGAAAGATACGAACTACTAAAAGATGAGGCTGCTGAATCAGAAGCTAATCAACTGATGCTTGATTTCCAGAATCAAATGCTACTTGAAAAAGAAGAAATATTAAGAAAAAGACCAGAAATAGGGTTTATGAACTACGAAGAAAAAGTGTTGCAACCCAGAATTCTTGAGTTTCGAAACGTGCTACAAAACAAAGGTTACTCAGATAGAGTAATCGGCCGTATTATGGAACGTGCTGATATGGACTTTGGCAACATGATACAGTCCGAGAGACTCGACCGTGTGAAGAAGTCTACAGCTAATTATATTTCAACCATACAGGAAGAAGCGTCTCTTCTAATGTTATCTGGTGATACAGAGAAGTATGATAAAGGTATAGATCAGCTAGATCAAATGGTTGAGGCAGGATACATAACAACAGTAAGCAAAGACAATTTTATATCTGAAACAAACAAAGCATACTTTGAGTCTAAAGCTAAATCAGCAACTACATTAGATCAAATTAATGCGTTAACTGAAGACCCTAGATATAAAAGCATGAGCGAATCAGACCAAGGCATGGTTCTACAAATAGCTAACGAAGCTGCTACTAAATACTACAATCAAACAATATCTACAAATATAGATGAAGCAGAGAAGATGCTAAAAGCAGGCACTCTTGATTTTGACCAACTAGCAGCACTAGATATACCAGAAGCACAAAGAGCGGCCTACAAGATACAAATACAACGTCAAATCGATACTTTAAGAACAGGATACGTGGACGTAGAAGATGCTGTTGATTTAGATGTATTAGATGCAAGAATACAAAAGTTGTGGTCTGGTACATTTAGAGGTGATTCTGCCGCAGAGTTTGACGGTATATTTGAATTGGTTACAACTAGCAATATGCCAGAACAATTAAAGGTAGCGTACAAAGAAGAGATGTTAGACGCTATGCGTACACCACAAGGATTCAATGTATTTGTAAAAGGTAACAAAGAAAGTGTGTACGACAGCGATGACGCATGGGTGTGGGAGAACTATTGGAATATGTACGATGACGCTACTACCTTTATGCCAATAGAAATGAAAAAAGGTGACATGGTGCTTAAACGCCAGGCCATCATGAACTTTATTAAAGAAGGCAGAAAGGCTGTTATTGGTAAAGAGCCAGAAGTTACCGTTGAAAGAGGTACTGGCAGAATGAAACAAATAACTGCTAGAGATGAATTTAGAGCAACTGCCGCACGAGCTGAACAAGTTGGCTCTGCTCGACTACAGTTTGATAATGATGGAAACCTAGTAGATAACATTAATAACAGAAATGTTGTATATGATTTTATTAATGAACAGTTTGGTGAGTACCTAGAGTATAAAACAAAAGTCATATTCCAGAAAGCATTTGGGGTTAACACACCTCTAGCTAGACCAACTATCTTTGAAGAATATTATATTCCACCAAAATTAAGCACAGGTGACCCAGGAGTAAGAAGGGCTACTGATGCACAGCGAGAACTTGAAAGACAAGGCCAACTCCCGGCAGAAGGATAATAATGCTAGAAAATAAAAGACCACTTGGGGGTAGTGTTCCTACTGCCCGCACTTTGACTCATAGTCCATTTGATGCGTTGATGTACAATCCAGTTCGTGAAACAACCGACTTGTCTGACAGAGAGTTCTACAGCAGCGATATGGGTATGCTACAGGTCGATCGTGTCGCTACGAGGGAGTTTGTTAGACAAAGATACGGAAGTGGATTTAACGCTCAATATGGCCGTCAGATGGACGATCAAGAGGTCGATGCGTTTATTAGACAAAGATTCAAAGTCGATACACCTATGATCGATTACACGGCTATTAAAGAGGAGCTAGGCAGAGAGTTCCAATATTACAGCGGTGACTTTGAGGAAATGAAATTTGGAGAGTACGTTAGCGGCACAGTAGGTGAGTTTCTTACATCTGCTGAAGGTGTACTCGAAGAAGCATCAAGAATTTTTACATTAAATACAGCATCTGGAAATATTACCACAGGCAATCCTATGCTAGATGGTATGACTAATACCTTTAATCCATTAGATACAGAAGATGAAAAGAAACGTGCTAAACAAAAAGCGCAGGTTATTGCTTCTAAGATAGACCAGTTTATTGAACTTGTTCCTGAAGGAATGAAAACCGATATGGAAGAGTTACGAACTAAGGCGGGAGATGAGAACTTCTTTTCTATATCTGCTGCTATTGCGGCTACTCTTAGTAACGCACCCAACCTAGCAGGTGGTTTTCTTCCTATTCAATATGGTATAGCTTTTATGTATTCTCAAGAAAAGAAACACAGTCTTGAGGCATTTGAAAATTTGTTTGACGTACCAAGAATACTACCCACCAGAGAAGAGTTTACTGGTAATGATGAAGAGTATGACGCTTTAATGGAAAGATACGGTCTAGCTAACGCAATGGCTAGTGTTTATGCAGCAGGCTCTGGTGCTATTGAATACTATCAGTCAAAAGCATTTATAAAATTAGCAGGTAAGTTAAATGTTAACCCTGCAAAACTACAACGTCAATTCACTACTACTTTTGTAGGACACCTAGCTAAAACAGCGGGCCTTTCTTTAGAAAACGTACTAGAAGAAAACAGTCAGCAGGCTTTATATAATCTAATATACAACCAAGGTGTTAGTGTTGCTAATGAAAAGTATGGCCTCAACAAAGAAAAAGTAGATTTTTTTGATGGATTTAAAGACTCAACTATAGGTGCATTGCGTATATCAAGTGTACTAGCGGTACCCGGCGCTGCTATGAGGGGTATACAGGCTAAAAACTATATAACTCAAACAGAATCAAACCTTATAGATATGGGTTTTACGCCTGCTCAAGCAAAAGAATATGCTCGTGAAATGGCAAATGCGGCAGGTAATGAGTCTACTTTTAAGGCCGTAACTCAAGAAATCAATAAGACATATGATGGAATTGAACTAGCCAAGAAGTTTAAGATCGAAGAACAGAAGGCAGGACAAATCTATGATGAAACTGGCCTGGTTACAATGCAGGGCGAGATTCTTACAGACTATGACTTCGACCAGTTTGCTACAATTTATAGCGAGGCAGAACTAAGAGGATTAATTAGAGACGAAGCAAAGGCTGATGTATTTGTTAATGCTGTGTACGGCAACATGGATGCCCGACGGGAATATAATACACTTATCAATCAAGCCTACGATGAAGCTATAAAAGGTGAGGCCGAAGAGCCAGAAGAAGTAACCCCAGAAGCATTAGATGAGCCAGAGCGCAAAGGATTTCAAGTCGAAGGAATTGAGTTCGATAATGAATACGAAGTAGATGCAACTGCTCAAACGGTAATTGCTAAGATATTAAATGGTGATTATGACGATAACCTTATTATAGAAGAAGGACAGACTGTTGAGGAGGCACGTAACGCTGCTGTTAAACAGTTGGTTGAGAAAGATGGCAAACAAATAGAAGTAGAAGAATCACTCGAAACGCCAGAGCCAGAAGTATCCGAACAACCTAAACGTAAGAAAGAAAACAAAGGCAAAAGACGCAGACTAGAAAAACAACGTCAAAAAATGGTTCGCAGAGCAGAGATTGCATTACGTGGTGTAGCACCTAATGTAACAATTGAATTTGCTCAGAGTGAACAAGATTTTATTAACAAAACTGGTTCTATAGGAAACGGCTACTACGATATGAAGAGTAGCATTCTGCTTAACCCAGAAACAGCCACAAAGGGTACTGTAGCCCACGAAGTAGTACATGCTGTGTTTCACCAGAAGTTTAAGAGCGATGAAAACATTCGTGTAGCTGCTGATCGTATTCTAAATGATATGCTTGCAAAAACCAAGCTACCTGCAAAACAGCGTCAAAGAATAGCTAACTTTAGAGCTACTTACCTTGCATACTCTGATCGCTTAATTAGTGAAGGTATGGAGATGTTGCAAGAAGATCGTGTTGCCGATGGTGAGTATTACATTGCGGCAGGCGAACGTATAAAAGAAGATATAAACGAAGAGGTTATAGCAGAACTAGCGGGTATATTAGCCGATAACTTCGATGCGTTACAACCTAGCCTCAAAGCTAGAATACAAGATTTCTTAGCTACGATATTTAAGGGTGTCATACCAGTATCTAGCGAGGGCCGTGCTATTGAGCTACTACAAGTCATAGCAGGTAAAACTACTAGAGGTGAGCGCATCTTAGAGGAGGACTTAGCCTTACTAGACGAAATAGGATTAGAACAAGTTCAAGGCTACAAATCCGAAGGTGAAACAGCTTTTGGTCGAAGTAAGTTCCAACCTAGTTATTCTGACCTAGATACTGGCATGACATATTTCTATGATGTGGACTCATCAGAGTTTCGTGAATTAGAGAAGGATGGCTACATTACTAGGGACAGAAGCATACGAGACTTTGCGGATAGCTCTATTGTATTGCACCAACCAGATGCATTGTTCTCTGGTTCTATATCTCGTGGCAACAGAATACTAGTAAAAGGTAAGGGTGGTATGTACTACCCAATCAAGTACAACGAGCAAGGATACTTCTGGGCTAGTACAAAAGGGGGTGCAACAGCCCTACTTAACGTACTAAACAAAGCGGGCGTAGAGAACGGTGGCACAGTACGCATGGCACTAACATCAGCACCTCGTGGCAAAGAGTTTGGTTCTACACTAGGCTCGAATGCTATTGTTGATTTGTTTGCTGATATGGCCTTAGACCCAGACTTCCCTCTAAGCCAGGCCGAACTAGATGCTATCCTCAAGAAAGCAAGTAGACATATTAAGTTAGACACAGCAGACCTATCTCAGATTAGAACAAAGCTAGGCGCATTGGTATCTACATTCAAACAAAGAGGTGCATTTGCTAATGAGGTAATCCGTGAGATTGGCAAACTAGCTAAACAAAATGAAGAGCTTGGCAAAGACCTATTAGCGTTCTACGACAGCATTAAAATTTACGAAAGACCAAAAGGCGAAGTTAAGAAGGGGCAGACTCAAAAAGAAACATCTGCTCTTAAAATAGCTGAGAGACAAAAGGGTGATCTAGGCACAGTAGGACTACGTCACATAGCTGAGATGTTAGCTGAACCAATCCTCAAGAATGCCGTAGAAGGTCAACCTACAGTTTCCAGACAACAAGGCGGTGAGATATACGCTGTAGTAGAAATACGTGGGCCATTAAAACTACACGAAACATACGAACACGAGTCGTACCCATTTGCGATTGTATCTGAAAACGGTGATCGGCCTGTGCTACATATTCTGAAAGATCGGTATATGTGGGATACTGCCGTCATTGATCCTACAACCGGGACTTATGTTGAGGGTGACGGCCTTAAAAAGTTCTACCCTACTAGTGGTGTATCTAAGGTTGCCCAGGTAGCACCACAAGGCAAAGCACAGCTATCATCGGACTATATGCTTAACTTTGATCGCATACCTCAAGTAGTAGAAGCTATCAAGCGTTACTTTGCGAATGAGATTACATATGAGCAGTTTGTAGAGATACAGCAGAAGTTTGACCCTATTCGTAGATTTGATGTGCTACCACAGCTACCAACTGCCAAACAAATGAAAGATGTGCTGAAGAAAGACCAAGCACCATTAGTTAATAAGAAGCCAGAGGCAGGCACGATTGTTGGACTAAGACTCGATATACCTGCATATACCAAGAAAGATGCAGACGGCAACCCTATAGGCCAGTATGTAGTTACTATGCATGCCAAGGGTGGCAAAGCTATTGCGTATACAGCTACAGCTAGAGCCAAGAATGTACGCATGGTGTCACCAACTATGACAGCAACCAAGATTGCGGTAGGTCAAATAGCCAAAACTTCTGTGTCTGTGATGCAAGGTGAGTATATAGACTCTACAGACCAAGAAAACTATGCTCTCGCTGAAGAAGTCATGAACGACCCTACTTGGACTCAGATCGGATACAATCCCTTCAGACGCTCGTTTTTCTACGTTAGAGAGGGTGAGAAAGTTGGGATGCCTGTACTAGGTGCAGACGAAGTTGTACAGATTGGTGGGCTAGTATTCGCTAAGAATGCAGATGTAGTAACACCAGATCATCCTAAGTTCCGTTTGCAGAAGCAAGCGCAGAAAGAAACACTAGGGATTTTACGTGATGATGCTAAGTTCCAGTTACCCATCGAAGAAGATACTAGATTGCCAATAGCAACATTCTTTTCTGGTATGGGTACAGTAGAGTTAGGTATAGGTAAACTACTAGGGTTTGATGTAAAAGCAACAGCTGAGATCGAGCAAGGTATTGTAGATAACTATAACTTAGTGCATGGCGCAGCAGAAGTTCCTACAGACATACTTAAGTTAAAACCACAGACACTTATAGACAAAGGTGTACAGTTCATACATATGTCACCACCTTGCCAGGCATTTAGTGCGGCTAGAATAAAAGGTAAAGTTACAGAGGAAGACTTCAAGTTAGAGATGAAGATTGCTCGTAAACTAGCTAGAATAATCACAGAGGTAAAACCTAAAAACCTTACGATTGAAAATGCACCTGCATACCAGGATTCAGAACAATACAATGTCATCCGCAAAGCATTACAGAAGGCGGGATACTACTTTGAAGAGCTTACACCAAACGCAGCAGACTACGGTGGAAACTCGACCAGGCATCGGTTGATTGTACGTGCATCACTTACACCTCTACCAGAAGCACCTAAAGAGCATAGAGATGGTGACTGGTATGAAGCTATGCGTCCATTCTTTAAAGATGCACCAGTTGATGAGGCTGCACAGTTTACAGGTGGTCGTGGTGCTAGAACAGGTAAAGTAACACAAGTGTTAGCAAACTTGCTTACTAAGGTTACAGCAGGCGTATATAGCATTGACGATGCGTTTATTAATCCCGGTGGAGATGGTGAATACAGACCACAGGGTTCAGCAGGTAATGCATTAACAGCTAACTTCTTATATGACGAGAAGCTACGCAAAAAAGGTATTAAGCAGAAGAAGGTCTTACCAGATGGTACTCTAGTAGGTTCGTCTGGCGTTATGCGTGTTGCACTACCAGTACGTACAATGGTTAGAGAAAAAGGATTAAAATACACAGCTAACTACTATGGTGCTACTACTAAGCAAATAAGAGAGGCCGATGAGAATACAGGCTTCTTAATTAAACGTGCTACAACGCCAATGTATCTAGCGTACATGAACTTACCTACAGATGCTGAACTAACACCAAATGTTGCACTTAACCGTGCTATGTTAGGTAACGGTATACAAGGTGTTATTAGTAAAGAGTTTATAGCACCCATGATTGGTAAGGCTCAGTTGCCAGATGACTTCCTTGAAGCCGAGTTAGAGAAAGCTAGACAGCAAGAAGCTCGTAGAGAGCAAGAGATTTTAGAGGAAGAACAAACATATAATGAGGATACATACGAAGAGTTTGAAGAAGAAAATACAGAGTATGTTCCTGATGACGCTGATGACTGGTACGAAGATTACGTAGACGAAGAGTTCTTGTATGACGATGAACAATTAGAAGGTCAGACAAAGCTCACGTTAAAAGAAATCAAAATCCTAATGAGAACATTGAACTTAGGTGAGCTACCAATACAGCAGGCAAAACGATTCTCTACACTAATAGCTAACGCTGCCAAAAACGCAGACCCAATAGATGTTAAAAACTTAGCTATCGATGCTCTTGAGAATGATCTTATACTCAGCGATCAGCAACACGCCATGCTTGTGTATCGTGTTACTCAGCTACGCAATGAGCTTAATGAGATCAGAGACTCTATTGAGCAATCTACTAGCCAGAACACTATTGTAGATTTAAGCAAGCAGTATGAAGACAGACTAGCAGAAATCAGCCTACTAGTGAGAGCAGATGCTCGTTCTGGTTCTGCTACTGGCCGTGCGTTAAATGCGAGAAGAATAGCTCTTAACGAAGACTACTCACTCGTATCTATAATTAGACGAGCCACATACGCTAAACAACGACTAGGCAACACAGATGATTTAACTGAAGAAGAGCTTAAGAACTTAAGCGAGTTGTCTGAGGAGTTTGAAGCAAGTAGACAGGCTGTGGAAGATTACAGACGCAAACAAGAAACTACTGTTCGTGATCAAGACAGAAAAGCAGGCAAGCTATTTATAGATCAAGAAGTTAAGAGTGTCGGAACAAAAGCAGGTAAGAAAACTCTGTCACAAAAAGACAAACTCATTGAACGCATGCAGAAGAAGGGATATGACATTACTGGATTTGGTAAGTCTCAGATGTATGCAATATCACCTAGCCTGGCTACAGACATTCGTGAGATGGCTAAAGTATTAATACAAGAGGGTTACAGAGACCTCGATGATATCGTTGGTGAGATTAGAGGCGTACTACCAGATGTATTAGACTTCGATATATATGGTGCTATATCTGGCCGTATTCAGCGTATACCTAAGACTGAATCAGAAGCACGTAAAGTGTTGAAGGCGTTGACTTTACAGTCAGACTTGATGGTTCAGATTAACAATGCAATGGATGAAATATTTGATCCTAAACGTGTACAGCGTCCTAAGTCAGCAGAGGTACAGAATTTACGCAACATACTTAACAAGCTAAAAGAAGCGCACTCAGCTAGTGTAAAAGAAGATGCGGCCGTTGCTCGTATGCTTACAGAGATTAGTAACATCGAAATATACTTAGATGAGATATCTCGTCCTATACGGCCACAGAAGAAAGAACAGTCAGAGCGCATTAAGAAAGCCGCTGAACAACTGTTTACCAAACGTGCTGAACTCCGAGCGCAAGATAGACTTCTACTGCTACGCACTATCATTGACTACGGTGAGCCACCTAAGTTTGCTCGCAACACTCGTCACCCACAGTCACAAAGACTAGAGGCATTCCGCACAGAGATCAAAGAGCTAGAGCTACAGATCAAAGAAGCTAGACGCATTAAGAATGATGCAGAGCGTAAAGCTAGAGTAGAAGCCGAGCAAAAGGCTAGACTAGAAGAACTAAGCAATCAAGTCGCAGGATGGTACAGAGCTAATGTAGCACCCAAGCAAAGAGAACAGCTTAACGATGTACAACTCAGCATTAAAGAGAAGCAGAAGCTACTACGTCAGCAAGATCGCATAGGTGAACTAAACGAGATACTTGCAACTGGTAGACTGCCAGAAAAAGAAAAGCCACAGATCACAGACCCAATGGGATACGGTGAGACTATCGAGGAGCTAAGACAGCAGATTCGTGACACCGAGTGGTATCAGCAGGCACAACAGATCAAGTTCGAAGAGAAGCGTAAAGAGAATGTTAAGGCTAAAATAGCGGAGCAAGAGCGCATAATGAATGAGCGTGACTTCGCTACTTATCTCAACCCTAAAGAGAAAAAAGAGATAATGGATGAGGAGTTAAAACTTCTGCTAGATGTCCAGGCCAGAAACGAGCGTTTAATTAGACGTGCAATTAACGACCTCAAACCAAGAACTACATTTGAGCAGATAGCTGATTGGGCGGCACTACCTCGTGCGTTTATGGCTACCGCTGATATGTCTGCTGTATTCAGACAGGGTTTCTTACTTGGTGTGCGTCATCCTAAGGAGTTTGTCAAATCGGTTGGTATAGCAGCAAAAGCTATGCTTGATCCTACCTTTGCTAGTCAAGTGATGACTATATTAGAAAACGATGAGATGTCACTTATACGAGAGGGTGCAGGTTTATTCTTCTCATCACTAGATACAGGTTTGAATATATCGGAAGAGGCATTTAGCTCGAAAGCATTGGACGTAATATACAAGCTACCGGGAGTAGGTAAACCAGTATCTGTGGTTATGGGTGCATCAGAGCGTCACATGGTTATCATGTTGAATGTTATGAGAGCCGCAGCGTTTGACGCATTCGTAGAGGCTAATCCTAACGCTACACAGCTTGAGCTAAAATCTATGGCCCACTACATCAATACAGCGTCTGGCCGTGGAGACTTATATCAGCTTGAAGCAGGGGCGCAGTTCTTATCTACATTGATGTTCTCACCACGATTCGCAGCATCTAGATTCTTTGTAGCACCAGAGGCAGTTGGCAAGATGTACAAAGGTTTCGTTAAGAACGAAGAGAGAGCCGTAGCTGAAGAGATAGCTAAACAATGGGCATCACTAATTACAACCTACTCTATTGTATTTGGATTTGCACTACTAGCAGGCGCAGAGGTTGGCGATGACCCAGAAGAGTCTGACTTTGGCTTAATTAAGTTTGGAAGAACTAGAATGGACTTGTTTGCAGGCATGGGGCCGAACTTCAGATTACTAGCTAAAGCAAGTGATGCGGCCGTTAAGAGATTGTCTGGTGAAGAAGTGAAGGTAGACATAACACAGCAGGCTCTTAACACGTTCTTTAAATACAAAGCATCGCCATGGATCAGCGGTAGTGCAGAGCTACTTACTGGTAAGCGGTACGTAACCAGAGAAGACATTGCCTGGTATCGTGTACTAGGTGAGAGAGCAATGCCTATATCTCTTGCGAATGTATGGGAAGGCATAGAGAACGACCACGCATTTAACGAGATAGCTACGGAGCTAGCAGGTGAGTTTGTAGGTTTATCAATGCAAACTAGAACAGAGAAAAAGAAGAAGAAGGTGAAAAGAATTAAATTACCTACTTATTAAGAGTTTAAACTTGACAAAGATTTATAAAATATATTAATAATTCTAACCAGATAGGAGAAATTATATGGGAATCCCGGCAAAACAATTCGGAGGTAAAGGTACGACCATACAGGTTGGTGGCTTAAAGACTTCTGGTGCTATACAGATAGCTTCTGCAGGAACAGGAGAAAGATTATCTGAAACTGATGAGCTTATTGTTGAAGTACACAATACTAGCTCGACTGACTGCTACTTCAAAATTCAAGTAGGATCAGCTGCATCAGGAACACCATCAGCAGGTGATAGCGTTGGATTTATCGCAGCTAAAAACAGCACTCGGCCTTTCATCTTACCTGCAAATGGTTACATAACAGCAAGTCAAATTGTTGTAGTTGTTCCTTTGGATATTGAAACAGCGACTTCGTAATGCATTTAAATCTGTCATTAGGTAATATCTCATTTCCTAGATATGAGGGAAGTAGTGCATTAGCTGACTTAAATCCTTTTGCTGTGTATGGCTCTACAGATATCATGCATAGCAATCAGCCTATTGTACGACTTAGACGAGCTAGTGATGCGGCTGAACAGGACTTTACTGAGGAAGAGCTTTGGGGTTCTACATACGATACGTTTGCTAGTGGTACTACTGCTCGTGTAGCAAAGATGTATGACCAAGTGGCAGGTGGCAGTAACTCATCTAACACTCACTTGCAGATGGGAACAGTAGGGTATCAACCATTGCGTGGTTCAGCTTCAGAGCGTTCTATAAGTTTTCAAAATGATTTTGTTCACAGCCTTGATATATCAGCTATAGGTACTAGAGCGGACTTTGATGGCGACCTAACATTTGGTGCTAGATACAGACCTCAAAGTGATTCTAATACAAGTTATGCCAACCCATTATTTACTTACTATAATGCAAGTAGTGGTGGAACAAGTTTTGGTTTTGTTCCAGTACACGGAGCCGCACATAGACAGCTAACAACACAGATAACAGGCGGTGATGAAATATACAAAGCGGATGACTTTGGTTCATCTCTTAAAACTGCTTCTATTACATTAAGTCCTACAACTAGTGTTGGTAAATCAATCTACTCAGTTCACACAAGTACAACAAGTAGACGAGTTAGACACGACAACCAAAGTCCAGTAGATAATACAGATGACTGCGGTACAATTACTGAACCTGCTACAACTAGATTTGGTATTGGTGGATGGCGAGTTGGCTCTACGTTTAGATCAGCAGGTCAAAACTTTAACTTATCTTGTGCTTGTATATTTGACAGATCATTGAGTTTAGATGAACAAAATTCATTAATAGGTGCATTAAATGGGTTAAGCGTATGATTGGTAGTTATTTAGTATTTACAAACGAGGCAAATGCTTGGGCAAAGGCTGAAGAAGAAGGCCGACTACAATGCCCATTAGGTTGGGATGGAGATAACACAACTCAATACATTACTGTTCCAGAGCAAACCGATGCAGGTACGTTTGCATTAGAAGTTTCAGATTATACAGCACTCACATCAGACGAAGTAGCTAGTGTTGTTAATGAAGTATTGTTTAGATGGGAACTAGATGATTGAGGATGGTCAGAAGGTAATCATTGAGGGCTACATCACTTCCACCGAAAGTAGCGGTGAGAAGATTAAGGTGGAGAAGCCTAATGATATCTACTCTGGCAAGGAAACAGTAACCGAATCCATAGGCTCTGGTGCTATCGAAGTATCAGCCGAGATCGCAAAAGAAACTGTAATCAGCACAGCCATCGCACAGGCTCAAAGCATTGGTGCATCAGGCGTTATCGCACTTAGCTCTGCTACATACTTCCAAGCAGACGCAATCGTAGACAACTCAGTACAGATCGTACAAGAAGCCGCACCTATGATACAGGAGCTAAACACCACAGGTACAATCACACCACCCGAAGGCTCCAAGTTCTCTGATCAAGAGATACCCAAGACCAAGTCGTTTATGGGCATCAAGGTGGGCGAAGGTAAGACAGAAGTGAGTGAGGCAGAACAAGCGGTGAAAGACGCATTCGCTAATGGTGCAGTACCCAACAATCTCAACAACGAGTCAGATGGGAGCGATATATGATTTATTTAAAGATTATTATGGAGCAGATACAGGATAACTTGATCGGTGCAGGTGTAGCTACACTTGGAATCCTAGCAACTATCTCTATGTTTCTGCCTAAAAACAACAAGTTCAGAAAGTTTATAAGATGGGTAACCAAGAGAAAGTAGGATGAAGAAATTATTATTGAGTATAGCTTTGATGTTGGGTGTAGGTATTTCAGCCTATGCGGATTACGAATACGATTTGACTGCTACCTTATCAGAAGGAAACTACTTCTTTGATGAGCAGGAGAAGTTTCACTATGACGTGTTCCGTATCTACACAGATGGTGATGCTACTGTAACCTTCGACAACTACGATGCAGACCTGTTCTCATACCAAGATGAGTATGACTACAACGACCCATACCTTTACCTGTACTCAATAGAGAATCGTATGTTCGATGGCACATCTGGGTTCGCTGAAGTCTACACTCTCCAGGCCTCAGACGATGATGGTAATGAAGAGCTTGAAGATGGATTATTTTTCTACCTCGAAGACGTTGAGTTCTCTAACGAGCTAGTGGCTGTTATCACAAGCTATGATCCTGAGTCTTTAGGTACAGTTGATTTTAAAATATACAGCGATGCAGAGCTAACAGTTGTTCCTGAACCTGCCGCTATTGGCATGGTTGGACTAGCAGGTGGCCTACTACTACTAGCGAGGAATCGATAATGAAAGCAGATGGTAGCTTTAGCGTGAAAGAAAAAGAGTGGGTATCAACTGCTTCTAAGTATATTGATAGTAAGCACCTCCCGGTACTCGGACAGATACTTAAGGTAGTAGACACAACATCATTGATGATCGGCCGTGCGCTGTTTGTCGGTATTGTACTAGCAGGTATTGCTATACTCGGAGGCAAGTTACTGCGATGAAGAAGTCACGAGTCAACGAGGCAGGTAACTACACTAAACCAGGAATGCGTAAGACACTATTCAATCGCATCAAAGCAAGTGGTAAAGGTGGTAAGCCAGGCCAATGGTCGGCTCGTAAGGCACAGATGTTGGCTCGTCAGTACAAGGCTAAAGGTGGAGGCTACAGAGACTAATGGCAATGAAGAAGCCACAGACTATGCTCAACAAATGGACGAAACAGAAGTGGCGTACATCAGATGGCAAACCCTCGAAGGGTAAAAAAAGATACCTTCCAGACGCTGCGTGGAAATCATTATCTCCTGCTGAGAAGGCAGCAACCAATCGTGCGAAAGCAAAAGGTAACAAACAGGGTAAGCAATTCGTTAAACAGCCCAAGAAGATTGCTAAAAAAACAGCGAGATATAGATGAGTGTAGAACTATTAGCTATGCTTGGTGGTAGTATGAGTGGTTTCATTATGAAGCTCATTGCCGCCAATACACAGAACCAAGCTCAAATGCTTGAAGGTATGCTCAAGAAACAAGGTGCTGCGGATGCTTCTGCTGATGCTGCGGCCAAAAGAACAGGTGCGGGCGGTGTATGGATTCGCAGGGTTATTGCTCTGTGTACATTATTCGCTGTAATATTTGCGCCATTCATACTTGCATTCTTCAATGAACCAGTTACTATTGAGGCAGGATCAACAGGAGGCGTTTTTGGATTCCTCTTTGGTGATATGTTTGCTAAAGGAAATGGTTGGATTGAATTACAGGGATACGTTTTACTACCAGAGGTTAGACAGACTATGTTAGCATTGGTAGGATTTTACTTCGGATCATCTCAAGTCAAATAAGGTTAGGTGGTTAACCTGGGGGTTTTTACATTTTCTCCCCTGTTTAGCGGTGTAGGGCAGTCGTTAAAACCACCATGCCCTTTTATTTTTTTTAACCTTAACGGAGGAGTTATGTCTATGTATAGAGTTGTCGATAGAGCAGGTAATGAAACAGTAGTAGAAGTAAATGAATATAACCGGGGACAAGTCCTTGAGAAGGCCTGTAGACAACTTTATGGTAACTCAACTATCGAACTTATGATAGGTCACTTCAGAATCACTCCAGTCAAATGAGTTTAGTATTTATATACTGGCAATAAAAAAGCCCCTTGTTACAGGGGCATCATCAGCAATAGTTTTTGGGTAAGGGATTTTCTCCTTTCCTTAGTTTAAGTTACATTCCTTCGTGTTCTATGTGATCTTTAGGCTGATTAGGCTCGATGTATATATTATCATCTTCCTCCTCAATCAGTTCAATCTCACCCTCTATATTGGGATGGCAGTCGAATATCTCGTTAAGCATACTAACGCAGTCATCAACGCCTTCGGCATCTTCTCGCTGTATAACAACCGTGTAGTTGTCCACCTGTAGTTCTAATCTGATCATAGTTTCATCATCCTGTTTATAGCCACTTCACCATCTATCACCACACCACACCCTATGGCAGGCTTCTTACCAGATTTGGCATACGCCATAGCATACGAATTGAAGTCAATGCCGCATCCCACTTGCATACCAAAGACTTTGAACTTACGACCCACTTGCCAATCAACATAGGCCTGGGTATGTAGGTGTCCTTGTACTGTAGACATCATATCCATCTTGCACTTAGTCCTGGCAGTACCTGCCTCACCGTGGATATACTGTACACCATCAATGTCTACTCGATCTGTGAAGTACCAGTTGTCTGTTTCTAGTACTTCAGCGTAACTCTTAATCCATCTGCGTGGTATATGTGATGTCTGACTCTTACGCATCACCATGCGGTCGTGGTTACCTATAGTTACATAGGCCTCTGGGAATCTCATGTACCAACGCTTCAATCTATCAACAGCTAGGTCAAGTTCATCACGACCACCCATACCATCTGGGTCGGTCTCGTGGTAGCTTGAGTAATGATTGTCTACAACATCACCAATGAATACTACTTGGTTTGGCTTGTATTCATCCGCAACGTCGCAAACGAAACCAAAATACTCTTCAAGGTCAAAGGGAGAGTGCAGGTCTCCGATGACAAGAACTGTATTTCCCCCATTAAGTACGCAATTTCGCTTTCTTTCAAATGCACTTTCATCCTCCTTCTTAGGTTTTATATATCTCATAGCACGTTTAACGCTCTCCATTGAGATACCATATTCTAGTGCTGTCTCGTAGATACCTATTTCATCTACACGCTTTCTAATCTGTTCACATTTCTTTGTGCTGTAGGGCATCACATTTCCTTTGTAAGTTGGCCATTGCTCGCCAGGCCACCGCAGCCCAATCCCCTTCTAGCATATGGCGCATAAGGGCATCGAGTTCGTCACTAGACTTACTCTTATCCCACCAGACATCATCACCGTGGTGTTGTTTACTACCTGCAACGGATTGCTTAGTAACCTCGACGATTGCGTCTGGAAAGTACGCTATAAACCCACGATATATGGGTATGTCTTTACGTTGTTGTGAGTCTGTAGGTAACATTAATCATTCCCCCATATTGCTATTGCTATCAACATCACACAACAAGCTATCAACGCAAACTCCAATGTTACACTCATTTTAAATACTCTCCATAGTCTCTAATCATTAGCCCGATAATAATTATCAGGAACAGTATCATACTTAGGTTTAGCCAATATTCATAATCCATCTTCATTAGTTGTCCTCCAATGCAATCCATATCATTATAAAGGCATTTATTATTATGATAACTAATGCAGAACCAGTTAGCCAATCATTCATTTATAACTCCTTTTATCATCTCGTAATACTTAACACCAAAGTCTGAACCATCGGCCTTGGTGTCCTCATGTAACTCAGCTAGAGTGGCCGTAGGTATCTTCCACTTCTGCTGTGCAGCTTTCATTAGGTAGTCGTAACGCTCTGGGAACTTAGTCTTAAACCACTCCGTTGCGTGTAAT